TTACCACCTTGTCCTGCAGTACCATCGTGTCTGTGTCCTGTAGACGATGCACTACTTGAAGAGTAACTAAAAGAGTTTAAGAGTTGATTGTATTCGTTGTTAAAAAGCGCAGCAGTTATAGTATCCCCATCTGCTATCGAACTTTGTCTGGTATATGCTTGAGCCATAGTTAAATTCTACCTTATTGTTATTGTCTTCCCGATGGTCTGTAGTTTATATATAATCCGTGTATTGTGTACGGAGCTTTGGTATCGTTACTAAATATTTTAAAAAAGTTACTGTGACCACTTCCTGTTAATGTAGCTCTTACTAATGGATTCTCTGGCGCACCAAAAGTATTTGTTCCAAAAACCGCACCTGTATCTCCAAATATAGAAGGTGTTGCTGCAGTAATACCTACGTCTGCTGGTTGTAGTCTATCTGTACTATCATAATCAAATCTTACTCTAAGAGTAGGTTCTATTTCTCCTTCTGGATTTATAGATACTTTAATGTGATCTAAAGTCTTTAAAGTTCCAAAGTCTCCATAATCAAAGTCAGGCGATTGGAACTCTGCACTTATATTTGTTTCAGATCCTACAGGATTAAAACTGTTTCCTGTGTCGTGATTATAAATATATCCCCCTCTATCTCCGTGATACATCTTTTCTCTACCTGCGTAGTTAAATCCAGAAGCTACTGCAGGAGCTTGTATTCCTACAGTTTCAGACCATTCAAAACCTCTAGCTGTAAGTGTACCTATAATTCCTTTAGAGTTAGCTGTCGATTGTGTTGACGAACTATAATACATTCTGTATTGAGACTTATCTCTAAGTACTACACTACTAAATTCGTATGTAAAAGCACTATCAAGTATTTTATTTACAATAGGTTGTATCGGTTTACTGATAGTTCCTAACTCGACATCACCAATTCTTGCTGTACCTGCAATGGTTCTAAAGCCATCAGGAGCTAGGAAGATCAAGTCACCTGCAAATTCCTGTATGGTTTTACCATCTACACAACCTACGTTCTTAGTAACTGGTACAATAGCTATCGTACTTGAGTTATTTATATTCTGTAACTTATATATAGAGTTCTTACAAAATATAAATAGTTCATCACGGAAAGATTTAAGTCCTACTACTTGATCATCTAATACAATACTTCCTGATCCTGAACTTGTAAAATCATCTATGTCACTTGTACCGCTATAAAAGATTGTGTTCTTTGCTGTAGCTGCACCTGCAACTACTAAATGTTTATCGTGGATTACACAAAACTTAGGATAATGTGTACCACTTACTGTAATCTCTTTTGCAAAGTAAGTCCTACTACTTAGTGCATCTCCAGTACCTGTCATTTTAAAATAGAAAGGTTTTACTCCAGAGCCTTCATCAGTAATAACTACTTCACCGTAATCTGTATCGCCTTCGTAAGTACAAAAATGTGTCTTACTTTGTGAAGTTCTAGCTAACGCACTACGGCCTGTAAAGGTACTGTAGTTATCTCCACCACCTGCTACGCTATCTTTATTTATCTGTAGCCAACTATCTCCATCTTGACTAAAGTAAATATTTGTACCTGATGTTGTAATAACTCCATCAGCGTAAACGTGCATACCTAATATTTCATTAGAGCTATTAGGTCTTGTTCCATCTCCTAATTGCGTATAACCATTTATACGTCTGTATCCACCTTTAGCAGATACTTCAAAATTTACTAGCCTTGTTGCGTTTCCTGGTTTCTGTAAAAGCTCTAATGAATTACTAGACTTATCTAAACCACCTTGCAACGCAACTGAAAAGGGTTGCGAAGCTGCCATTAGAAATAAATCCTATCATCTGTCATACTTTTCGGTTGTGGATTAATTAAGTTAGATTTCATATGTTTCATACCTTTTTTATAATCATCTAATGCAAAAGCTGCTTGTTGTAAATTTTCTTTAAACTGATGAACATAGTAACGTGTTCTAGCTAATATAACAGGAGCATATTGGTCAGGAAGAATAATAGTATCGCCATGTGCTGATAAAGCAGTTGGTTTAGCATACGCATAAAAATGTACGTTATATACTTTATCTGGTATAGGGCTAAGTCCAAACTTACGATGATCTGGGCTTCGTATAACATAACGAGGTTCTCCATAGTTCTGAGTATCCGCATCATCTGCGTTCTCCGAATCTCTTCTGTATCTTCTCCAATCTGCTAAAGATATAAACTTTAAACCTCTTGAAACATACGGAGCTGATTCGCCTGATACACTTATTGTTGTAATATAAAAATCATCCCAATCTATAGAAGCATAGTCTGTAGTTATACTAGAACTTCCTGATTTAAGTGTGTACCATCGAGTTCCTGCTACAGTTGCTACAGTTACGTTACCGTAGAAAGGATCTGTTCCTCCACTAGCTGCTGCTGCAAAGAAAGGTAATTGAGGTTCTTCGTTGGCTATATCATTTAACGCTCTGTTAATTGATTCCTTAACAAAAGCCTGTATTCCTACAGCATCTGAAAAGTTTGATGATGTAAGTTGTACTTCATTAAGCTCTCTTAAAGTCTCATTAGTGAGTGTTAAATATGTTGTAGACATTATTTACCCTTTTTCTTTTTACCAAAAATACGATCATAGTTATCGTTGTATTTCTGTTTTGCTTCACCAGAATATGCGTTACCTAACAATCCTAAGACTCTAGTGCTTTTAGGGCCTCTAGAGCCATTTAGGATCATAGGATTTTTATCGTTTCCTATCTGTGGCATATCTACTGGTCAGGAGTAGAGCCGAGATGTAGAAACTCAACTAAATAAGTAACAGTTGTAGCTGCCGTAGCAAGGTCATTTGCTAGTGGCTTAAGACGAGCATATAGTGTACGAGCAGAAGCACTATACAACGTAGAGGCTATAACAATAGCTTCTGAAGTTGCAGGGCCTCCAACAACACCTGCTGTAGTAGCTGTGCTTACAAACTGGTTAGCTGCGTGTCCGTGTGAGTTTTGAATAATATACAAAGGTGCGTTTGCTGCCCAAGTTACTGCTGATCCACCATCATCAAGAATAGCTTCTTCATCAATAATTTGACCACCACCTGCTGCAGTACCTAAATCAAAATCAACATCATCGCCTGAAGCTCCTGCTGTAACAATGTTACCTGCTGGAATGGCAATAAGATTTCTGATAATAGTATCAGCTGGTTGTGTAAATGAAACATCGTAAGTAGCGTCAGCAGTTACTGCAATAGTTCCTGTTGTCGCTGAAGTCCACGAAGTACATATATTGTCAGCAATATCCTGAACATCTACTGTTCTGGCTGAGTTGCGCCCTGTATCTCTTACTTTAAATACTGGGTTTGACATTTTGTGTCTCCTTTATCTTTAAAAGATAAGTTAGTGTTAATAAAATTTTACTCTAAAAAAAAGAAAGGGGGTTTTTACACCCCCGAATCTATTTAGTCAATACCGTAGAAAGCAGAAACTAATGCTTCAGGACGTAGTACTTTTCCACCGTAAACGTGGAGTCCGCGTACTATATCTCCAAAGCTATCAGGATCTCTGATTACTTCAGTACTTGTTATAGTCTGAGCAGTAGCTGTAGACGACATATGACCAGCAATACATTTGCCAGCAGCATTAGATGTGCTTGCAATGTTGTTTGACTTGTACATATCGAATCCACGGAGCTTACCACTTGAGACTAGACCATTTCTAATAGAACCTTGACCTGCGTTGTAATCAACAGACAAAAGTTTTGACGATGAACTTGCAAGAACTTCGTAGAAATCAGGCGATGCTAAGAACCATCTACCTTCTTCTGGAATGTTCTGTTCATCAAGCAAACGAGCCATATGTGACAATACGTCAATAGGATCGTGTTCACTTGCTGCAAAACCTATATCAAGATTACCAGTTCCATCAAATGTTCCTGACGCTAAATCAGTAGCGTTGTCAGAACCAAGAATATGGTTAGGACTTGATGCAGAAACACCTGCGAACATAGTAGCAATTACACCTTCATCATAAGCATCACGAAGAGCGTATGCTGCAGATGAACTAGCTACTTCTTTAAAGTTCAC